AAACTGCAAAGGATATTAAATGGGGCAAGGCATAACTGATTTATATAAAATTATACATCTGTATAGGCAATTCCCAAGATACGATAAAATGAAATATCAAGATTTAGTAAATGCAATTTTACCTTCTTTTAATTTAGAACAATACCAACTTCATCAAGTTAATGGAGAAGTTGTAGGTTTTACTAACTGGGCATTTTTATCAGATGAAGTAGAAAAAAGATTTATGACAACAGGGAAGTTAAAATCTAATGAATGGAAATCAGGAAACAATATTTGGCATATTGAAACAGTTGCTAAAAGTCATTTAAGAGAGATTATGAATTGGACTAAAGAATACTTTAGAAATTTATTAGAAGTAGATCAACCTTTAAAATGGTTAAGGATAGCTGATGACTCAACTATCTACAGAAGATCTATGAAATTTAAAAGGGAGTTTCATATTTAATGGGTTTTGATCCAATCACATCAGCAGTCGTTCAGTTAGTTGTTACAACAGCTATATCTTGGGTATTAAAACCTGAACCACCAAAAAGAAATGTTCAACAACAAGAAACTGCACAAGGAATATTAATTAATAAAGCTTCTAACAATACAGCTATCCCAGTTGTATATGGTCAAAGACAAGTTGGTATCTCAAGAGTATTTGTAGAATCTTCTGGCACAGATAATAACTATTTATACATGGCAGGAGTTCTTTGTGAAGGTGGTGGAAATGGAATTGAATCAGTAGATGAAATTTATATTAATGATAAACTTGTTACTTGGTCAGGTTCATTAACAGATGGAACATTAAGAACAGTAAATAGTTCAGATACTAATTATTATAAAGATGGTGCTAGTTTAATATCAGTACAAGCATTTTATGGATTAGACAATCAATCTGTATCTTCAATATTAGATGAATCAACTAACTGGGGAAGTAATCATAAATTATCTGGTGTTGCTTATCTTGCATTTAAGTTTACTTGGAATCAAGATGCTTTTAACTCTTTACCAGAAGTAAAAGTAGTTCTTAAAGGCAAGAAGATATATGACCCTAGATTAGATTCTACTAAAGGTGGTTCTGGTTCTCATAGACAAGACACAGCTTCTACTTGGACTTATTCAAACAATTCATCTTTAGTTCTTTTAGATTATTTAAGAAATGCTAGATATGGAAAAGCTTTACCAAATACTGCATTTGAAACTAATTACGATTCATTTAAAAGTTCAGCAGATCTTTGCGATACACAAGTAACTCCTTATTCAGGTGGAACAGATATATACTTATTTCAAACTAATATAGTTTTAGACACAGAACAAAAGCTTATAGACAATGTAAGAGAATTATTAAATCCAATGAGAGCAATATTTACTTACACACAAGGTAAATACTTTTTAATCATTGAGAATACTGGAAGTTCACAATTAAGTTTAAATGCAAATAATATTATTGGTGGTATTAAAATATTTGGTGAAAAGAAAAACTCTAAATTCAATAGAGTTATAGGAACATTTGTTAATCCTAGTAAAGAGTGGCAAGAAGATACAATTACATTCCCACCTGCTGATGATTCTGGTTTACCATCTGCAGATCAATACGCAACTTTATTAGCTGAAGATAACGGAACTAATTTAGAAGGTAACTTTACATTTCAAGGAATAACTAATCCTTATCAAGCAGAAGAACTTTGTGAAATAATATTAAAGAGATCAAGAAATGCTTTAGCTGTAGAAGTAATGGTTACTTCTGAAGCACTTAATTTAACTATTGGAGATTTAGTTGATCTTACTTATGTAACAGGTGGATTTAGTGCAAAACTATTTAGAGTTTATGGATTAAGTATAAATACAGATTCAACAGTTTCATTAAAACTTATTGAGCATCAAGATAACTTCTATACTTGGTCTGAAAAATCAGAAGCACCTACAATAGCTGATACTACTTTACCAAATCCTAATTTAGTACAAGCACCTGCTTCAGTTACATTAGATGACCAATTAATTGAATACTCAGATGGAGTTGTTATTACTGCTTTAGATGTAACAATAGGTGCTTCGCCAGATTCTTTTGTGGACTACTACCAAGTAGAATATAAACTAAGCACAGATGCAACTTATCAAATATCTGGTCAAGTTAGAGGATTAAATCATAGAATACTAAACGTGGTAGATGGATTAATTTATAATGTAAGAGTAAAAGCATTTAATACATTGGGAGTTAGTTCTACTTACACATCTGCAACAAGAACTATTGTTGGTGGAATAGCACCACCTTCTGATGTAACAGATTTTTCTTGTAACATTATTGGTGGAGATGCACATTTATCTTGGCAACAAATTACAGACTTAGATTTAGCTTATTATCAAATAAGATATTCAACACAAACAAGTGGTGTTTCTTGGGCTAACTCAGTTTCTTTAGTTGAAAAGGTTGCAAGACCAGCTACTTCAGTTACAGTTCCAGCAAGAGTAGGTTCATATCTTATAAAAGCAGTAGATAAAAATGGTAACTTTTCTTCTAATGAAACAATTATTGAAACAAATGTATCGGCAATAGGAAACTATAATGCTGTTGCAACACAAACTGAATCACCAACATTCTCAGGAACTAAAACTAATGTAATAGTTTCTGATGGAACATTAAGATTAGACTCATCAGAATTATTTGATTCTGCAATAGGCGACTTTGATTCAGGAACTTCATTCTTTGATTCTGGTGTAACTGCTTATGACTTATATTCTGAAGGAACTTATTTATTTGCAACTCCAATAGATATAGGTGCAGTTTATACTTCAAGAGTAACTGCTTCTATTGCACAAACATCAGATAACTTAGATGACTTGTTTGATGCAAGAACTGGAGATTTTGATGATGCACAATCTAACTTTGACGGAGATACTCCTGCAAATTCTAATGCACATATTGAGATTGCTTTATCTAATGACAATATAACTTATACTTCATTTAGAAACTTTGTAGTCGGAGATTACACAGCTAGATATTATAAATTTAGAGTTACATTAAGATCATTTGATTTAAGTTCAACTCCAGTTATTACTGCTTTGTCAGTAAGTGTAGATATGCCAGATAGAATATTTAGTGGAAATGATATTGTTTCAGGAACAGGAACTTATAATGTTGTATTTACTTTACCTTTTTATTCTAATTCTTATGCAGTTGGAATAACAGCACAAGGATTAAACACAGGAGATTTCTTTACAATTTCAAATAAAACTGTTAATGGTTTTGATGTAGCATTTAAAAACAGTGGTGGTACAGGAGTAACTAAAACTTTTGACTACTTAGCTAAAGGATATTAGATAGAATATGGCACAACATAGCGATTATAACATAGCGAATCAGGGTTTCCCTGCATTTAGAACAGATTTAAACAACGTACTATCGGCAATCAACACATTAAACTCAGGAACATCAAGACCAGCTTCTGCTGTTGCAGGAAGTCTTTGGCTAGATACAACTTCTGCTACTGCACCTATTTTAAAACTTTATGATGGTGCTGATGATATTTCTATCGCAACATTTAATTACACAAACAATACAGTAGATATTTTAGATTCAACATTAAGCACTCCATTAACTGTAACTGGTAATTCAACTGCTGGTGCTGAACTAAGACTTCCTGAAGATACTGATAATGGAACTAATTACATAGCATTAAAAGCACCAGACACTATTGCATCAAATCTTACTTTAACTTTACCTTCTGTTGATGGAACAAATGGACAAGCCATTCTTACAAATGGTTCTGGAACTTTAACTTTTGGTAGTGCAGGAATTTCAACAGGAAAAGCTATTGCTATGTCAATAGTTTTCGGATAATAATAACTAACGGAGATAAATTATGGCAGCACCTAATATAGTAAACGTATCAACAATAACAGGTAAGACAACCTACGCAGCACTTACAACAACTCTTACAACTGTATTATTAGCAAATTCTGCTTCTTCAGGAAAAGTTTTTAAAATAAATTCAATTATGATTTCAAACGTAGATGGAACATCTGCTGCTGATGTAACAATAGATATTAATACTGCGGCGGCAGGAAGTGGAACATCTTATGCTTTAGCAAATACAATTTCAGTTCCAGCAGATGCAACTCTATCTCTTATAGATAAAACAAATTCATTTTATTTAGAAGAAGATAAATCTATAATCGGTGGAGCAAGTGCTAATTCAGACTTAGAAATCGTTATTAGTTACGAAGAAATAAGTTAACCGAAAGATTTTTGCTATGGCAAAAGATAACGGTGGAATAATCGGAATACTAAACACCCCAACAACATCAGTAGCATCAGGAGTATGGGCTATTGAAGATCAATACAACGCACGAGTTTCAAACATCTGGCCAAGAACAGCTTACACAGTAGATTTTTTAGTAATAGCTGGTGGTGGTGCTGGAGGTGATGGTACTCCTGCAGCAGGTGGAGGAGTTGGAGGTGGTGGAGCAGGAGGATACAGAAATTCATTCTCAACAGAAACATCTGGTGGTGGAGGAAGTTCAGAAGCAAGTTTAACATTTGTACCAGAAGTAGTTTATACAATTACAATAGGTGCTGGCGCTCCAACAAATACCTCATCAGGTTCACGAGGTGCGACTGGTAGTAATTCATCAATATCAGGTAGTGGAATTACAACTATAACCTCATCTGGTGGTGGTGGCGGTGGTGGGGCTAATTCACCTTATACTGGAGGAAATGGAGGTTCTGGTGGTGGTTCAAATAGTAATTTCTCTGAAGGAACTGGAACTGCAAATCAAGGTTTTAATGGTAATAAAGGTACTACTTCTGGTGCAGGTGGGGCAGGAGGTGGTGCTGGAGGTGCTGGTATTATAGCTTCAGGAAATAATGGTGGAGTAGGTGGTGTTGGTTTATCTTCATCTATTACTGGTTCTTCAACTTTTAGAGCAGGTGGTGGTGGAGGTGCTAGTCAGGCATCTGCTGGAACTGCAGGAGCAGGCGGAAACGGGGGTGGAGGAGCAGGAGCACAATTTCCTTCAACTGGTGCAGTAGCAGGTACAGTTAATACTGGTGGTGGAGGTGGTGGAGGAAGTGCTATTGATGCCATAGGTAATGGTGCAGGTGGTGGATCAGGAGTTGTAATACTTCGTATGCCAACTGCTAGTTATTCTGGAACTACAACAGGTTCACCTACAGTTTCTACATCTGGTTCAGATACAATATTAGTTTATAACGCATCAGGGAGTTACACAGGATAATATATGGCACACTTTGCAAAATTAGGAATAGGAAATATAGTTGAACAAGTTATTGTAGTATCTAATGATATTGCAATTAATGAACAATCTGGAATAAATTTTATAAATAATCTTTATAAGACAAAAGATATTTGGAAACAAACTTCATATAATAATAAGATTAGAAAAAACTTTGCAGGAATTGGATATACTTATGATTATGAACTTGATGCTTTTATTCCACCTAAACCTTTTAACTCTTGGATATTAAACGAAGATACTTGCCTTTGGGAATCACCTATTGCTAGACCCAAAGATAACAATATGTATAAATGGAACGAAGAAATTTTAAATTGGGAGTTAATTAATGGCTAAACGTAATGGTGGTATAATTGGTAAAGTAAATACTCCAACTACTTCTACTGCAGGAGGAGTTTGGAGATTGCAAGATCAATTCAATTCTAGAAAAAATAATATTTGGCCACAATCTTTTATAGCAGATTATTTAGTAGTAGCTGGTGGAGGCGGAGGAGGTGGACAAGGTAATTTTTATCAATTTGGTGGAGGAGGTGGCGCAGGAGGTTATCGTACATTTACTTCTCAATCTTTAAGTATCGCAACAAATTATACAGTAACAATTGGGGCTGGAGGTGCTGGTGGTAATAATGCTGTTGGTATTGTTGGTTCAAATTCAGTTTTTAGCACTATAACTTCTGCTGGTGGTGGTCGTGGTGGACGTTTTGATGATGCTGGTGGTAATGGAGGTTCTGGAGGAGGTACTGGTACTGGTACTTTTGCGAATGTAGCTGGAGGTTTAGGAAACACTCCTAGTACTTCACCATCACAAGGTAATAATGGAGGAGCAAATGGTTCAATTACAGGTGGAAATATTAATACAGCTTCAGGAGGTGGAGGAGGGGCTGCAGGAGCAGGAGGAACAGGAAGGTCTGATGGAGTAGGTGGAGATGGTGCAAATGGTACAGCATCTTCTATAACTGGTTCATCAGTAACAAGAGCAGGTGGAGGAGGTGGTGCTGGAACTTCAGGAGGAGGAGCAGGTGGTACTGGCGGAGGTGGAGCAGGAGCAATTAATACTACTGCTGGAGCAGGTACAGTTAATACTGGAGGAGGTGGCGGAGGATCTGGTTACACAAGTGCTAATGGTGTTGGTGGAGCAGGTGGTTCAGGAATCGTTATTGTTAAATATCCAGATACATTTACTGTTTCAAATTCAGGCGGTGGTTTAACATTTTCAACAAGTTCTGCAGGTGGATTTAAAGTTACTTCATTTACTGCTGGAACAGGAACAATACAATTTAATTAATATTATGGCACATTACGCATTTTTAAATGAAAACAATATAGTTACTGAAGTTATTACTGGTAAAAACGAAAATGAAGAAGGTGTTAATTGGGAACAACATTATGGTAATTTTCGTGGACAAACTTGCAAACAAACTTCTTATAACACTCAAGGCGGAGTTCATCTGTTAGGAGGAACACCTTTTAGAAAAAATTATGCAGGTATAGGGTTTCAATACGATTCACAAAGAGATGCTTTCATAGCACCTAAGCCATTTAACTCTTGGGTATTAAATGAGGAAACTTGTTTATGGGAAGCACCAATACCTATGCCAGAAGATGGAAATATGTATTCTTGGAACGAATCAACATTGACTTGGGATATAGTAGAAGTATAGTATTTTAAACAAAGGAAGGAAAGTGGAAGCAACAATCAATAGTATATTCCCAACACCTATCTATATGTCAAAATTAGATAGAGAATTAACACCATTAGAATTTAAGTTCGTAGATAAGTCTAAAAAAGATTTCTATAAAAATGATGGTAATATTACTTCTAAAAATAATTTCATTTTAAATGAAAAACCATTTTTTAATATTAAAAAAGAATTAGATTTAAAAGTACAAGATTATTTTGACAAAATTATTTCACCATCTAATAACATTAAACCTTATATTACTCAGTCTTGGTTAAATTATACTGAAACAAATCAATATCATCATAAACACGCACACCCAAACTCATTAGTATCAGGAGTATTCTATATAAACTGCCATGAAGAACACGATAAGATTAAATTCTTTAATGATAATTATAAAACCATAAAATTAGAAGTAAAAGATTGGAATATGTGGAACTCAGAATCTTGGTGGTTTTCTGTAAAGACTGAAGATATAATACTATTCCCTTCTTCATTAACTCACATGGTAGAAAGTAAGCAAGGAGATAACACTAGAATTAGTTTAGCTTTTAATGTATTTATTAAAGGGACTGTTGGAAACAACAAAAACTTAACAGAACTTATAATATGATTACATTTATACTTGGAACTATCTTAGGAGTTTATTTGGGTTGGAAATACGAGTTAGCAATTAACGACTTTATAGAATCAATTAAAATACATTTAAACATCAAGTAGTCTTGAACTTCGTAGGTTGCAACATTATATGTTGGCAATAACTAACGGAGATAACAATGCTTAACTATTCAGACTTTAAGAATTATTGGTCTAAGTTCTACGCAGATGCTTTTGAAGATGCTAAAAGCTTTTGGAAGAACTACGCAGACACAGTAGAAAAACTTTATAAGAAATAACTTTATTAAAACACAATAGTTTGATATTAGTGCATAAAATTTAATGTGTATTTTCAAACTTTGGATTGGTGAGTGTGCCTTGCTAAAGTCTTGCAAATGCGAAAAAGACAATGGCAAGAACTCACAACGAAGAATTAATAAGTCTAAAGGGTCATATCACAGGAATTCGTAGAGAAATTAAAATACTAGGCACTTCTGTTTATAAGCTAGAAAAAAGATTAGAAAAACTATTCTGGTCTATCTTTATAGCTTTAGGAACTTTAAGCATGGCTTTATTGACTTTGTTCTTGGCTAAATAGCTATTGCTTAAATCGGCAAATACAACTAACAGGAAAGGTATATGAAAAATAAGAGAATATTAGTCATATCAGATTTACACTTTCCATTTGCTCATAAAGACTGGCATGGATTCTTAACTAAACTTAAAGCTAAATATAAACCAGATACTATTGTAAACATTGGTGATGAAATGGATTTCCATTCTATAAATGTATCTCACACAATAGACCCTGATCTTCCATCTCCTAAAGATGAATTAGAACTTGGTAAAAAAGAAATACATAGACTTCATAAACTATTCCCACAAATGACTTTACTAGAATCAAATCATGGTTCTATGGTTTTAAGACGTGCTATGGCAAAAGGAATGACTAAGTCTTTTATTAAGTCTTACAATCAAATTTTAGAAGTTGGTAATGGTTGGAACTGGAAAGAAAAGCATTTTATAGATACAGGCAAAGGAAGAATATTATTTGGACATCAATTTTCTCCTGATGTTTCTAAAGCAGTTGCTCAATATGCTCTATCAGTAGTTCAGGGTCATTATCATACAATCAGCGAAGTAAGATTTCATGGAAACGATTTCCATTTAAACTTTGGAATGACTGTTGGTTGTTTAATTAACAAAGATGCTCTTGCTATGAATTATATGAGACTTAATTTAAAGAAACCAATTCTATCTTGTGGATTAATTACTAATGGTATGCCTTCATTAACACCAATGTACTTGAAGCGAAACGGAGATTGGGATAACAATATTTATATATGAGAGAAGTTAGTCTGAAGGAACTATTATTTTCTGAAACTGCTACAAGACTTGGTATAGACAATACTCCCACAGATCAAATCCTAATTAACCTACAAACTTTAATTCACGAAATAATCAATCCTATTATAAATCAATTTGGAGACATCAAAATAACTTCAGGTTATAGATCTCCTGCTTTATGCAAAGCCATAGGTTCTTCTGCTACATCACAACACGCATTTGGTATGGCAGTTGATTGCGAAGTATTAGGAGTGCCTAATAAAGAACTTGCTGACTGGATAGTAAACCATTTACCTTACGATCAAGTTATTTTAGAATTTTGGAAACCAGAAGAAGCTAACTCAGGTTGGGTTCATATATCTTATAACAAAGCTAACAATCGTAAAATGTATTTAAGAGCATATAAAGGAAACGGAAGAACTATCTATGAAGTCATCTGAAAAACAAGTTGGTGGAAATCACTACCTTAAATACAAGATTCAACCTGTTGAGTTTATCATCAAAAATAATATTGGATTTGTAGAAGGAAATATCATAAAGTATATTTTAAGATTTAAAGAGAAGGGTGGTGTTCAAGACTTGTTAAAAGCTAAACACTACATAGAACTACTAATAGATTCATCTAAAAGTAAGTAATATCAATTAAATCAATTTTAAGCTTGTTTTTAGGGTATGTGGCTTTAAAACAAGTATTATCTTAAAAACTTCTATCTTGTTAAAATTTAGGGGTATTTTGAGGGTTTAAATAGGCAAATTTAAGGAGTTTTATATGTCAAATTATATAGTAACTAAGATAGACCCAGATTTTACACCAGAATCTCACACAATAGGTTCATCATCAGCACAATCATCAGTTATTATTACTGGTTCAGGATTAGTAAGATTATCAACTACTGGACATTGTCATATTAAATTTGGTGCTAATCCAACTGCGACTGAAGAAGATTTATTATTACCACCAGATTATGTTGAAATATTTGCTTTTAAGAGTGGTGAAAAAATAGCTTTTATATCTCATGGTGGGGGTACAGGTGAAATTAACATTTGTGCAATAGATTAATATGCTTCCAGCTTTAAGTGCTTTTGCACCACTACTAAACACAATATTTAAAACAGTTGATAAAGCTATTCCTGATAAAGATTTAGCTGAAAAATTAAAAGCTGAAATGAATATGCAGTTACTTCAGTCTGGTACTGAAGAATTAAAAGCATCTGCAAGAATAGTTGAAGCAGAAGCTAAGGCAGGTCTTTTTGCAAGTTCGTGGAGACCACTTTTAATGTATGTAATGATATTTATTTTAATTATAAATTATATTATTGCACCAATGGTTAAAGCTGTATTTGGTGTTTCTATTGGATTTGAATTACCTACTGACGTTTTTACACTTTTACAGATAGGTTTGGGCGGTTACGTTGTGGGACGTTCTGGGGAAAGTATTGCTAGAACTTTAGCTTCAAGACCAACAAACAAGAATCAAGAAAATGGATAGTCTAAAGTTAAGCGATCAAACGCAAGTATCTTTACCAATTAAAAATATAGTAGCTATTGTATCTGCAATCGTTGTAGCTGTTTGGACTTATTTTGGAATCGTTGAAAGACTTAATAGACTTGAAACTAATGAGAAGTTAATGTCGCAAGACTTACTTAAAAAAGCAGAACAAACTCCTAAGAACCAAGAGATGTATATGTTGATTGAGTACCAAGCTAAATCAATAGACAAGCACTCAAAGCAACTTGAGGAGAACGTACATACTAAAGTTATTATTAATCAGTTAGAAAAAAAGATAGATAAATTAGAGAAGGAATTAGATTCATTAAGAGGTAAATAATGAATCAAGAAAGAGTAACTTTTAGGTTATTAGAAAATGTACACAAAGTTGTATTAGATCATGGTGACGAAATTGCTGATCTAAAAAAAGAAGTTAAAGAAGTTAAATCTTATTTCTCTTTTAAAATGTTAATGATATATTTTGCTTTTATCTTGGGACAAGTAATTGCAGTTAGCTTTTATATTGCTCATCAAGAGTCTAAAATAGATATATTAATGGAAAAAATACAAAAGAAATGATTGAAACAGTATTTGCTTTATTAATGTTTTTAAATGGTAAACTAGAAGGTTATTCACCAAAATTAAATGTCGCAGATTGCTTAGAACAAAAACGCAAAGTTGAACGTGATGGAATTAATGATGTTACTAAATGGCAGTGTAAAGAAGTTGAAGCCATTATAGAAACTGATAAGCATGGAATTAAGCGAATCAAAGAAATTAAATCAAAATGAACTTTTATCTAGTTACCTATGCAATTAATTTTGTAAAGGTGAATGATGAAAACATTAAAGAAGATGTTGCTCACGTCAGATTTTTTGATAGCCAAAACTTTGCAAATTCAAATTCATTTCTAGCTTCATTAAAACAAGTTAAAAAACTTAGGATTACTTCTGTTGAGTGGGATTTAGAGGAGTGTAACTGGTATGATTACTATGAAGATATTTCAAATACTATTCACTAAATCGGCAGTAGATAATATTCAATACCATCATTCCAAGTTTGAATCTTTGATTGTGGTAACAACTTTAATATTTGATCTACTGATTTAAACTTTAAACCATCTTTAAAAGCAAAGCATATTGTATATTGAGTGTATCTACTATCGCAGAACATTTGTGCGAATGTAATATACTTCTTTAAATCTTTTAGTTTAAGTTTGTTGGAAGCTTTGACTTCCACGAAGAATTGACTTTTACGTTGTTCGGTTTCTTTGGAGTAAACAAAGTAATCAGGTAAAGCACTAAGAATCCCAAGTTTATGAAAATAAGGGATAGGGGAATTACCAAAATCAGCATCATCATTAAAAAGAAGCTTTTTATAATGAAAAGATTTAGTTTTACAATATTCTTCAAATCTTTGTTCGGCATAGTCAATGTAGTTTTCAACTCGTTCTTTATATCCCAATTCATTTAATGTTCCTTTTGGTTGGATTATTTTCATCTACTCAAATCTCTTTGAGTTACAAGCCATGATCTATAAAGATCAACCCAGCTTTGTAAGTTAGCATACTTACCTTTTAAAATAGAATAGTTTTTTTCTGCAACTAATAAACCTTCAACAATAGTTTTATAGTTCTCATCACTATAAGACCACTTCTCAGCTTCAGCTACCGAACAGTTTTTTTCTATTTTTTTAGTTAAAGTTATTTGGCTAAATGTAATCTTTTTAAATTCCTCACATCTTCTAAATGTGTAGAGTGCTTCTGACATTTGTTCTGACACTAAATCTAATTCAGCTTTAATTTGGTCTGGGTTTTTTAGAGCGAGATCGTGCATACCTTCCTTTACAGTTTATAGTTGTGTTACTAACCTAAGCTAGTAATTCTTCAAATTTCAAAACTACTTTTGTTTCTAAAGCATCTTTAAGTCTTTTTGCCTTTTCCATTCTATGCTTTAGTTCAAAGTATTTCATAGAGACTCTATGGTGTCTATCTCTAAGGTTTTGAACTTGATGTTTTGTTTTCTCCATCATTTTCTAATTTAACTTTAGTGGAAATTAATTTTGTAGCTACAATTTTAACATCAACTAAAGTGCCTTCTTTCTTGTTTAAAGCTTCTTGTGCATCTGCAAATCGTTCAAATACACTCACAGTTAAGTCTAAAAGCTTTTCTCTTATAACAGTCATTATATATTTTTTATAATCATTTTGCAAGGATATGGCAGGTGGGAAAGGGGGAAAATGAAACTAAACCAACTGAGTTTAATCAAACCACCTGCCATAAAATTTCTAGTTATGGAAATTCATTTGGAATAAGAACTTAAAATCCTTAATCAACAAATCAATTTCTTCCTTATTAACATTTATTTTACCAGATTCAATAGCTGATTTAAGCAAAGCCATAACAAACATATACTCATCTTTGTTAAATGCTTTAGCTACTGGAGAACTACCTATTTCCTTCTCAATAGTAGTTACAGCAGTATTAAAGTTATCAGCTTCAAAATCATCTACATTAAAAGTTGTATCTGGTTTTGCATTAGCACCAGAAGGCAACTCCTGTATCATTGGACTTTTATCTTCTTTGGTAAGAACAAATAAACTTCCATTCTTTTTTGACGCACCACAAGTTACGGAAACAGATTTTCCCTTAGCTATGGCAGGGTGCAGAATTGCTGACCAAAGAACTATCTCTTGTTCGCCTACTTTAAACTTGAAATTTGGAAACTTATTAGCAGTTCCATCTTTACCAAGTCTATTATCGTAAACGTATTTTATTACTCCTTGTACGTTCATTTATTTCTCCTTATTGTTTAGGTAGCGATACATTTTTAGACAGGCAATCGCCACTTCTTCCTGTGCATCTCCTATTGGAAATTCCTTAATATTTAGTTTACCTTGCTTAGTGCAATTAACAATTACACCTTGCTTAACATCAATGCCAAGTTCTTCCTTAACACAAATCTTATAAAGGTATATTTGAACAAGCATAGAATCTCTAATTCCTGAACTAGACTTCCAATCATAGATAATATGTTCGCCAGATTTGTTTTTAAATATAGCATCAAGAGTTCCAGTAAACTTATGAATACGACTAAGAACTTTGCGTTCAGTAAAGACAATCTCTAAACCTTCTTGTTTATCGTACCATTCTTTAAACTTACCAAATGACTTTTTAATCTCAGTATTTATAATCTCAGGAACTATTCCTTTATGAATATAATCTTCAATTAAGTTGTGTACTTGAGTGCCAACTAAACCAGCATCACTCATACTTTGGTTTGGTGCTTTTTTGATTTGATCTGCAATCTTGGTTAGTTCTATTTCATCATAGCTAACTCCTGCTCTAATTAACTTCTTAAACTCCTCACTACAAATCTTAGCTGACCACAAGCCAATTACATTAGCTGGAGTTAATAACTTTGTGATTCCAGTAGCACTTGGCAACTGTTCATCATTCCAAAAGTATTGATGTGCAACTGGGTCAAAGAATAAAGTTTCTTTGCCTTCGTATAGCTTGATTTCTTCCATTTTACCTTCCCTTTTTTTATATTTTAAACTTGCTGATAATAAACACTAGTATAACAAACAATATAACTATTGTAATTACATCAAGCATAAATATCCTGTTTAATTGTTTTACTGTAGTCTGATTTGATTAAATTTGCATCAAATAATTTATCTACAGATAAACCAAAGACTTTACCAACTTTGTATAATTGAACTGCGCTTAGTTGATTAGTGCCTAGTTCAAATTTAGACACCTGTTGAGTAGCAGAACCAATAAACTCAGCAAGTTGTCGCTGACTCATAAATTTAACTTTTCCTGTTATAGGTTCTTCAACCTTAGTATTGTGTCGTAAGTATCTTAGATTACTTGCTAGTGTATTTACTATATCGTGTTTTGTTTCCATATACTTTCCCATCTTTCATTTTGTTGCTTCCAATAATCACAATTACTATCAGGATTGTAATAAGGGAATTGTTTATAAAACTCACTTAAAGTTATTGTTTTATCTTCAACTGAACACAAGTCAAAATAGTAAGGTGCTTCATTAGCAACTATACTTGGGTTCTTTTGAGATTCTAAAAACAATCTGTTTATTTCTTCTTTTACTGTCTTAGTTGATGACATTATGATTCCTTCCTTTTAAACAGTTTTTGATATAGTTTTTTTTAGTATCTTCTGGCAACGAGACAACTCCAAAACTTGCTGGTCTAAGTATATTAGTAATTATAAAGTTTTGAAACTCTATTCCAGTTGTTATGTGTTGTTCTGCCAAAGCTGTACAATGTTGAATATCATCTGTGATTTCAGTTGCTCTAGCTTCGTTCCAAGTACCAGCACGACCCTTTGTGTCTATGATTGGCTTATATGTACTACAATTAGTTAAGCTTAGTAAAATCAAGCTTAACAATATTCCCTTTTTCATGTTTTCCTTCCTTTATTTTTTTTTGTAAATATTCTTCAGTGATAACATT